CAATATTCTGCTCACAGGTAGGGCAAACCCTATTCTCTGAGAAAAACTTATGCTCCTTAACTATTCCACTAATCTTATGAGAAAGCTTACCCTTGATATTACCATACTCTCTAAGTTTAGATGCTGATCCCTCCAAAGAATTCATCTTCTTTTGAAGAATAACAACATCTTTATTAATGTTCTCATTCTTATGCATGAATGAGTTTTCTTCAGTTAAGAGAGTGTTAATCTGATGCTCTTTAGAACTGATGTCTTCTTTACTTTGATTTTCAATCTGCTGAATAAAGTTCTTTTGCATATCAACTTTATCTTTTAGACTCTCTTTCTTCAACTCAAGAGTTCTAATTTCATCTTTAATAAGACGCATTCTTGTTTTAACAATCTCATTCATAGATGAGAAGATTTTGATGTCCAGAAGATCTTCCACAACTTCTCTTCTACTATTGGTAGGAAGTTGCATAAAAGGAACAAAGGAACTACTACCCAGAATCACAATTTGAGTAAATGACTTGTAGTTCATCTTCAAGACATTTTGTTCTAACCACCTCTGTTGATCAATAGCAGAAGCATTTTGATCTAGTTCTTTACCATCTCTGTATATCTTAAAGATATTTGGTTTTATTCCTCTTTCTACTTTCCATTCAACATTATTAACAACAAACTCAATCTCTACAAAGCAGTTCTTTTCATTTGTAGTATTAATAAGTTGTCCTTTATTAATCTTTCTAAAAGACTTACCATACAATGAGAAGGTAAGTGCATCAAGAATAGTTGATTTACCAGCACCATTTGTTCCAATAATGAGAGTTGTGTTGGAATTATCAAGTGATACTGTGGTAGGTTGATTCCCAGTTGATAAAAAGTTTTTCCAGGAAATAGTCTTAAAGGTTATCATCAGGTTTATCTGGGGGAATCACAATGTCATTTTTGGATATAATAGCATACCTGTGACCATGTGTCTCACAAGTATGAATCATCAGGTCACTCTCTATCTCAATCACATGCATGGTTGGATATCCAAGTTCTTCTAACTGCATAGAATATCTCATTGCATCATCTTCTTCTTCAAAGATGTAAAGAACCTGTTCTCCTTCATCATCTATTACAGAGTATGCTCCATCTTTTTCTTTGCCTTCTACTGTGATGATATACATTATACTAACTCACATGCTTCCTCATAGATACTTGCGATTAAGGATTTTACCTGTGATTTATCCAGGGAAAATTCTGCTTCCTCAATGTATCTATTCAGGATTGAGAAGGTGTCTTCTGTTTCTACATCCTCATTTTCTGTTAACCATCCTTTATTGAAATCATAGTTCTCAACAATTTTCAGGTCAGCAACTTTAACATCATAGAGTTTATCAATAAACTTCTCAAAAGCAGCAGTATCTGATTTAGATTTTACAATTACTTTGATAATTTTATTATGATAGGGAGTTGCATCAAACATCTGATGAGGAGTATCATCATAGTATACATTATGAAAAAGATGATATGGGTTATTGACATATTCAAAACTCATGTCATCTGTTTCCATGAGCACAAATCCCCTTTCATCATTCACATCATTCCAGAACATCTCATAGGGATTTCCAAGATAGAAAATTTTACCATCATCTGATCTTGTGTGATAGTGACCAGAGAATACTTTTTTGAACTTCTGATATTGATTTACCTCAGCACCATGATCCATCACACATCCTCTGTGTGCTCTGAATCCATTGAGTTCAAGGTGACCCATAGCATAGTCACAAGTTGATTCTTGGATAACCTTTGATGTTTCTTCTCTGTTATCTTCATTGATCCAGGGAATAAACAAGATAGGTGTCTTATCAACAGTAACTTCAGTTATTCTGGAATAAGTAATTACATTATCATACTCATTCAAGAGAAGGTCATTAGAGTTGATATCATTAGTATTCTTGTAATAAGCATCATGATTACCACACATCAAATGCATGGTGATACCCATCTCTTTTAGAGGGTCAAAGAATACTCTCTTTGCCCACTCCAAGGATTTAAAGTCAATACCTTTTCTTACATCAAAGGCATCACCCATGTGAATTAATGTGGTGATACCTTCTTCTTTTAATGTTGGAAAGAAAATGTCCTCATAGAACTTCTCAAAATAATCATGAAACAACTTGGAACCTTTTCTTGCTCCATAGTGTGTATCAGTAATAACTGCTATTCGCATCAGTTCCTCAATTTGCTATGGACAGCATCTTTGATGGAATTGTACTCGCTGTAGTTGCTACTGTCAAGATCATTTGAGACCTCATCAAAATTAGTCTTCTCTAGAATCTTATTTTTAATTTCAAGTTGCTTCTTCTCTTGTTGAATCCTTCTTAAGAATGCATAATAAATGATTTGAGTAAAATAAGCAAAAGGATTCTTGGACTTTTCTGGATTAAAGTTATGAATATATCTCACACAGTTTTCAATACCATCACAAATCATATCATCCTTGAACATATAGTTCACAAAGTTAGGTTTGTATGATAGGTGATTAGCAATCTTCAGGAAGCACTCACCAATATACCTAGGAATCTGTGGTTTGGGCAATCCTTTTTCTTTTGCTCTCTCAATATCAATAGCATACTGTTCTAAGGCTGCCAAGAAATCTTTGTTATTGACATAGTGCTCTGATTTCTTAGGTCTTGCCATAGTAGTATAAGAGAAGGGCATAATAATCATTTATCTACTGGAATTATTATAACAGGAAATCAAAACGTTGACAACTATGTATTTTACCAGTAGACTAGGTTTGTTGCCTTTGAAAGATAAGCTTTAGCTAGATTTATAGAGTTTCTCTAAGACCTCTTTTGCATCTTGAACAGAGGATAGATATCCCATCTTTCTATCTATTTGAGCATGGTTGCCCTTATGCATCTTTCTAATATATTCTTGATAATATAGAATCATCTCAATATCTTCTGACTCAGACATTGTAAGAACATCATCAATATTAACTACAAACATATCATCAGAGGTTGACTTTAACCAAGGTTCAAACTTATGTCCTACTACTGTGCCTCTTAACTTTACTTCTTCAACCACAATTGGATTTGATACAAGAAGCATAGTTCTATCATCATCTACATCTGCTGCTACTTTGGCAAAGATTTCATCTCCACCTTTAAATTTAATAGTACAATAGAAATCATCTTCTAGCATACACACACTCCTAGTCTTTTATGTTGACTGATATAATGTCATAATTGAATTGCTCTTGAACATAAATTTTCACTCTCTCAATAAAATGATTCAGTGTATAATTCTTTCTTGATCCTAAAGTTAGATCATCAGCAATATCATATAGTTTTGCTTTAACTTTATTTTTGCCTTTTCTTAGGACTCTACCAATACTCTGTAAATTACGAATACGAGATTTGGATGGAGAGGCAAAGATTACATTGTGTAGATTTTTAATATTGATTCCTGTGCTGAATGTTCCGTAAGAGGCAACAATGATGGCATCATCTTGTTGTTCAGTAATTTCTCTTACTTGTTCTCTGTCCTCAGCGTCTACACCACCATGAACAAAGAATACTTGTCTCCCTTCTCTGACTTTTTTATTTATCATTTCATGAAGTATGGCACCATGTGCCTCAACTCTACTGTAGAGAATCAAAGTATTACCTTTTAAATCAATAGCAAGATTAGTGATAAAGTTGTTTCTTTTCTCATGTCCTATTAAGAATTGAATCTCATCTTCATAGGTATCAAACTTCTTTGGTTTATACTTCAGAACAAGACATTGAATATCTAAAGTTGCAAGATGTCCCTCATCAATAAGTTTTTTAGTTTGGGTAACTTTGTATGAAGGTCCAAACAGTCCCTCTAAGACCCATTTATGGGTCTGTGTGCCATCTAAAGTGCCTGTGAACCCATATCTATACTTTGCATGATGTAACTTGTCCATAATACCTACAAGAGACTTACTTTTAAAAAGGTGCGCCTCATCACCAATTACTACATCATATGCTTCAAAGAACTTTCTATCTAATTGATAAACAGACTGCCATGTTGTGATAGTTACTTCATTAGTATTAACTCTTTCTCTGCCTGCATAGATTCTGTGACAGTGATTCTCAGCATCCCATCCATAGTCTTGAAAGTCTTTAAA